GATCTAATATATTTGTACAGGATTTCAGCCCGGGTAAAGGTCAGGATAAAATTGCGCGTTTAAATGCCGTATCAGATATGTTTGCTTCGGGGCATGTGTGGTTCCCGGAAACCGCATGGGCAGCCAGTACGGTTGAGGAAATTTTGGCATTTCCGGCTGGGGAACACGATGACGAGGTTGACGCTATGACGCTTGCGTTGGCTAGGATTCGTAACGGTGGTATGTTGCGTTTAAGCACAGACCGCGATGATAATGACCTTTTTTACAAAACTCGGCGTCCTGCATACTACTAAGGATTTTACATGGCTACCAATATTGACCGTTCTATTTACGCAGCTCCGCTTGGCATGGCTGAATCGCCAGAGATGGACATCCCTGATTTGGAAATCTCAATTGAAGACCCGGAGTCCGTGACGCTAGCCGACGGCAGCATGGAGATTACTTTAATGCCCGGACCGGAAGGTGGGGGAGAAGCCTTTGATTCTAATTTAGCGGAGTACATGGACGACGACGAGTTGCAGTCCATCGCTAGCGAGCTGGTTGAATTGGTTGAGAGCGACATTAACAGCCGTAAAGACTGGGTGGAAATGTATGTAAAGGGCCTCGATGTTTTGGGTATGAAGTACGAAGAGCGTACCGAACCTTGGAACGGCGCGTGTGGTGTATTTTCTACCGTGTTGGTAGAGGCCGCCGTTAGGTTCCAGTCAGAAACTATTATTGAGACTTTTCCCGCAGCAGGTCCAGTCAAGACCGAGATTATTGGCGCTATTGACCGGCTAAAAGAGGAAGCCGCCGAACGTGTCCGCGAGGATATGAATTACCAGTTGACCGAAACCATGACAGAGTATCGGCCTGAGCATGAGCGCATGTTGTTCAGTTTAAGCTTGGCGGGCGCGGCTTTTAAGAAGGTTTACTTTGACCCGAGTTTGGACCGGCAGACTTCCATCTTTATACCGGCTGAAGACGTTGTACTCCCTTACGGGTGTACCAGCGCGTTTACATCTGAGCGTGTAACGCACGTTATGCGCAAAACCAAAAATGAATTGCGCAAGCTACAAGTAGATGGGTTCTACCGGGATATGGATTTGGGCGAGCCCCAAATGATCCACTCGGATATCGAGAAGCGTAAGGCTGAAGATCAGGGCTATAACCTGTCAGATGACGACCGCTATCAGTTCTATGAAATCCAAGTCGATTTTAATTTGCCCGGCTATGAGGACGACGACGGCATCGCGCTCCCTTACGTTATCACTATTGATAGAGGAACCAACAACATCCTCTCAATCTATCGAAATTGGGAGGAAAGTGATAAGAACCGACTAAAACGCCAACACTTCGTACAATACACGTATATACCCGGGTTTGGGCCTTACGGGTTTGGTCTAATTAACCTAATAGGTGGATACGCGCGGGCAGGGACGAGCCTCATCCGCCAGTTGGTTGATGCGGGTACTTTATCAAATTTACCGGGCGGACTCAAATCCCGTGGGCTGCGGGTTAAGGGTGACGATACGCCGATTGCGCCGGGCGAGTTTCGCGATGTGGACGTTCCTAGCGGCTCGATTAAAGACAACATCATGGCGTTGCCTTACAAAGAACCAAGTCAGGTTCTGGCGGGGCTTCTTGACAAAATTACAGACGAGGGTCGCCGGTTAGGTTCGATTGCTGATATGAAAGTCAGCGACATGAGCGCAAATGCTCCGGTGGGTACTACGCTGGCTATCTTGGAGCGGCAGCTTAAAACCATGTCGGCGGTGCAGGCCCGCGTGCACTATTCGATGAAGCAGGAGTTTAAACTTCTTAAAGCGCTGATCCGCGACCACGCTCCTGATGAGTATAGTTTCGTCCCCGAGGGTGGGAACCGCAGAGCTAAGCAAGGCGACTACGACATCGTGGAGGTGATCCCCGTATCGGATCCCAACTCCGCCACGATGGCGCAGCGGATTATGCAGTATCAAGCGGTGATTCAGTTGGCTCAGGGCGCTCCGCAGATTTACGATTTGCCGCAGTTACACCGCCAGATGATTGAGGTGTTGGGCATCAAGAACGCTGAGAAGTTAGTACCGATTGAGGATGATATGACGCCTCGGGACCCCATCAGTGAAAACATGGCGTTCCTCAACGGCAAGCCCACTAAAGCGTTTATCTACCAAGACCACGACGCCCATATTGCCGTGCACACGACCTTTATGCAGGACCCAGTTATCATGGCGCAGATTGGGCAGAACCCAATGGCGCAGCAAATGCAGGCCGCAGTGATGGCTCACATCGCAGAACATTTGTCGTTCCAGTACCGCAAACAGATTGAAGAGCGGCTGGGGGCTACGCTCCCTGCGCCCAATGCAGAACTTAATGAGGACATGGAGGTTCAGTTGTCTAAATTGGTGGCACAGGCGTCTACTCAATTGCTTCAGATGCACCAAGGTCAGGCGGCTCAACAGCAAGCCCAGCAGCAGATGCAGGATCCGATTATTCAGATGCAACAGCAGGAGTTGCAGATTAAAGCGCAAGACGCCGCTACTAAAGCTAAGAAAGTTGAGGGCGACCTCATGCTCAAGCAAGCTGAAATTGAACTCAAGTACCAGCAAGCGGGCCAGCAAGGCGAGGACCCCGTTATTGTTGCAGAGCGCCACCGCGCCGAAATGGAGATGCAAGCCCAGCGCCACGCGCAGGAGATGGCGCAAGCTCAACAGCAACAACAGCTAGCCGCGCAACAGGCTCAGATGTCTATGTCTCAACAACAGCAAGCCCACGGGCAGAGAATGGCGCATGGCGGGCACGTACATGCCCAGAAGTTAGATCATACGCATCAAACGCACGCGCAGAAATTGGAACAGATGAAAAATCAACCGGCGGCTAAGCCAAAACTTAAAGGAGAATGATGGATACGAAAGTATTGAACCACTTGGGTTCTAAACTAGAAGAGAGACGAGATAAGTTGCTAGAGTTTTTGGGTGATGGTGGGGCTAAATCCTACGATCACTACAAAGAGGTGTGCGGTATTTTACGTGGGTTGTTGACCGCGCAACTAGAGATTAACGACCTACTGCAACGAATGAAAGAGCATGACGATGAGTGAACTATTGATAGGCCAAACGCTGGACCCTCAAGGTCCAGTATCCGTTCTTCCCGGTACAGCGGAAGAAAAAGCCCGGCAGGTACCGGATCCCGCAACTTATCACCTACTGTGTGTATTGCCTGAAATTGACGAGGAATATGACAGCGGCTTGCTAAAAGCGGGGCAAACTATGCACTTTGAAGAAGTGTTATCTCCTGTTTTATTTGTGGTCAAAATGGGCCCTGACGCCTACCAAGACACAAAACGATTCCCTAGCGGTCCAAGCTGCAAAGTAGGAGATTTTATTTTGGTTCGTCCAAATACCGGTACGCGTATTAAGATCCACGGCAAAGAATTCCGCATCATTAATGATGATTCGGTCGAAGGTGTGGTTCAAGATCCGCGCGGCATAACCCGAGCATAAGGAGGCCTATATGCCACTCGATCAAGTTGAATTTGAATTCCCAGATGAGGTTGAAGAAAAACAATCTAAAACCGTTGCAGTAGCGGACGCGTCTCCCGAAATTGAGATTGTTGACGATACTCCACCAGAGGACCGGGGTCGCCCGCCTATGGATGAGCCCCCCAAAGAAGTGACTGATGAAGAGCTTTCAAAGTATGACGAAAGTGTACAGAAGCGTATCAAACACTTTACTAAGGGCTACCACGAAGAGCGTAGAGCTAAAGAATCTGCGCAACGCGAAAAAGACGAAGCGTTAAAACTGGCGCAATCTGTTATTGAAGAAAATAAGCAATTAAAAGGCTCATTATCTCAAGGACAACATGCGTTATTGGAGCAGGCTAAAAGAGTAGTTGCTAGCGAACTTGATGATGTCAGACGGCGGTATAAAGAGGCTTATGAGGCCGGAGATACTGATGCGTTGTTAAAAGCGCAGGAGGATATGACTTCGGTAAAATTAAAATCCGAAAAAGTTAATAATTTTAAACCTGCCCCTTTACAAACTGACAATTTTGATGTACAAACTAAACAAGTGAC